ATTTCTTGTTGATTATCATCAAGAAAAACAATTCTACGCTTCTGTGCTTGCGGAGCCTCGGAAACTTCTTCGTCTAAAAATACAATAGCCATTGGTATTACCTTATTATTATTCTACTGTGGCTTTTTTATATTTCTTTGTTTGAGAATCGTAAATATAAATGATTGTTCCAGCATCAAGATTTGCTTTTTCAGCTTCTGCTACTGAACCAAATTTTCTACCCGCAAGTTCTGCTGTTGCTGGCCCTCCTTTAGTTACTGCTTTTATTCCTGTTCTTGACGCGAATGCTGGGAATCCTTTTACTCGACCAAAAGCATCAAAGGTATCTTTATCAATTGGATAACTTTGACCTCCTTTAATTTTAACGGAATACTCTTCACCCCCAGATGTTGCTGGAATAATATTTGCAACTCCTCCAGCTTCTTGAACTATATCAGACCATGTTCTGTCTTCTTCTGATGGGCCATTTCCAGATAGGAAATTTACAGATTCTTGCAATTTAGAAGCATATTCATTAGCCTTCTTGTTCAGAGCGTCATCAACTTCAACCTTCTTTGTTCCAGAAAATCTTGCTCCGGGTTTATCAGTTTCACCAGACCATGTTTGACTATATTCTGTAGTAGAACCAATCGGTGCAATTCGTATTTCATCAGAAATATTTTCTTTCGGGAAGAAACTTGATAGTCCAGCAATTTCAGTTGGTTGCCAATTATTATCTTTATCAGACTTGTTAATTGTAGCTCCCTCAACTGCTTTACTATATCTCGCTGGAGTTGCGTCAGTAGCTTGAGCCACCGCATTAGCTGCATCAAGTTGGGTTTTGTCTGGTTGCATTGCAGGCATTCCAGTTTGAGTAGCGGTTCCAGTTTCATCTGGCAATAGAACAGCATTTGCCGCTGCATCTTGAGCATCTTTTTTAATTCGTGCTTGTTCATCCAAAGGAATGTTAGAGAATTTATTTGGCTGACCTCCAAATACCATTTGCTGTGCCATCTCTGCGCCAGACTCTTGAGGTTCGCCGCCACCTCCACCATACCTCGCGTTATACATATCTTCACGAACGCGAAGTTGTTCTTTCTTCAGAAAGTCATTTGTCGCCAATTGATTAAGTTTTAACGCAGCATCTACTGCTGGCATCAAGTTTGGATTGTTTATCACCGATGGGTTTGTGATAAACGGCATCAACTTTGCATACGCATCACCAGTCTTTCCTTGTCCTGCAAGTGTCATCGACTCCTGCATACTCTGTTGCAAGAATGGCAGCATTTCTTGAGCTTGCTTCTGCTGCTCTTTCTTTTCTAACGCTGCACCTACATTCCGTCCAAGTTCAGCTAAAGAATTTCCAACCCATGCGGTAGATTCCGATGCGCGATTGGTTCCCTGCATTATGAGTTCTGCGATAGACATAATATTTTACACTGCCGTTGCTCTTGGGACAACCCCCATTCCTTGAACTTGACTAAATCCACCTGCATATGGAGCGGCTTGTTGTGCTGCTGCAAGTGATCCATAAGTTGTTCCGCCTGCACCTGCTGCCCCCATTTGACCAAGCGCACCGCTATATCCCATCAACGCGCCAGAGGTAGCTTGTCCAATCTGTTGCACACCTTGGCCGACTGCTTGCTGTGCGGCGTAACTTGCGGCGGCATTCTCTTTGTTTGCTCCGTAGATTTGTGTAGCCAATCCAGATTGTGCATTGTAGATGTTAGAGAACATATCACCTGTCATCTTAGCTTTCTGCAATCCGACTTCTGCTTGAGCAGTTTGATAACCAAGTTGAACTCTACCTACATCCAATGGGTCTGCTGTGAATGCTCGCGCCAATTGCTGCCAGTTCATTGCTGTGTTTTGAACTGATGGCATTGCGGCAAGTCCTGTTTGCTGAATCTGTAATGAAGTTAGTCCAAGGTTACGCGCCATCTGACCTTGTGCTGCTTGGAATCCACCAGCTTGTCCTGCTGTTGCTGGATTAAACCCCGCTCCTGCACTCTCAGCAACATTACGCATGATCTGATCTTTTACATCTTGCGGGACTTCTCCTTTAAGATATTGCGAGATAACATCCATTGCCTGCCCGATTTGAGCTTGAGCCTGTCCACGTTGCTGTGCTGCTCCGGGTTGGAATTGTTCAAGTTGCTGTTGATAGTAATTAGAAATCTGACCAGCATCACCAAGCATTGCTCCAAGATTATACTCTGGAGCTTCCACCGCTTTAATCATCTTACCAACTTTTTTCTGACCCTTTTCAAATTTACCAACCGCTTCTCTCTGTTGTTTCTTAAATGCTCCAGCCGCCGCACCTTGAGCTTTCTTTGCGCGATCTGCCGCTGACATGGAGATAGCTGCTGACCCTGCTGCCGCACCTACAGCAACTACACCAGCAGCAATAGCAAATCCGCTGGAGTGAAACATCATTGGATGTTTGTTTAAAAGTAAATCTTCTGGATGCTGAAGGAATCTCATTTGATTAAGTCGGTTCGGTTGTGCCGCCACTTCTGCACCCTTGGGTCTTCCTTGGCGATGTGAGGATTAAAGTCTCTTGAAGTGATGCTGTCAATAATTTCGTCTGGATCAGTTAAGTCTGTGACATGGCAGGTAGTCCAGATTGTATCTTTATGGGTAGCAAGCATACGCCTCGTTCCTGCTTCTGTGATTCCACTGTAGCCTGTTTTGTAGCGGTGGGCAGGGATACCATGATACCAGACAGTCACATCGCCTTTCATCACGAAGAACGGATGCGTAGTCAAATGGAGTAGGCTTGTGAGAATCGTGTCCTTTGGCATATAGATTTCCCGAATATACATACCCGGAGTGAACCTATGAATCAACGGACATTCCCGTGGAGGTAACTTCAGAATCTCCAAATCCATCAAGTTGAGTTCGTAGTCTGGATCACCATATCCAACTACATTCCTCGCATCAATCTTGTCTGGAATTGTGAGTGTCATCGGTAAAGGAAATAATCGTTCGGTGATGGTGACAATAGATCAGACCCGATTAGGTTTTCTGCCCGACTATAGTTTGAGAACCGGATTGGAGCGGCGGTAGGTATCTCTACGTTCTCCATCTCCTTCTCTTGCTCTTGCACGGCCAATGCTAAGTTAGACATGAACTCTTGTGCCTTACGATTCTCACGCGAGTTCAACGCAAGAACCGCATAGATCATTGCATCTGGGATAAACTCTACCAGTTCCTTGGGATCGGTTAGGTCGAAGTATTTCTTCGATGCGTAGAGTGTAATGCACTCGCAAGTCCTCGGTGCTTTGAACCTACGGAATGTAGGGTTGGCATCGTTAGGTTGGTAGATGGCAATGAGAGTCTTTGCTTCATAATACGCATCGTAGGCGTATACCCGAATCCTGCCTTTAGTTACTGGTTTGGTTACTGAGCGAATCCCTTTTACAAACAGATCGGATTTAGCCAGCGTTGGAGGATTAGCGGTAGTGACCTTAACCTTGTGATAGGTGTCATACTGGTCTTGTGCTTCAAACATCAACTCTACGCCGATGTCTTCAGCCTCTTCTGCCATCACGCCGATTTGGTATGGATGGGTAGTGTAATCGCGAAAGAGAACGTGAAGTCCTCCTACTTCTACGATTCCTCTATGGCATGAGTGGTCGGCGTGAAGAGCAAACGCATTGGTCGCATTGAACCATTCATCTGCGAGAGATGCGGATTCATTGCCAATCCATGCGAGTTTGATTTGCTCATACCTTGCTGGAAGCGTGAAGCAATCGTTCACACAGCAAATTTGGACATACTCTTCTTGAGTAGTCCATGCTCGTTTATTCCACAGTAGTCGCCTTGCTTGGTTTACAGCTTTGACTCCACGCTCGTATGAACAAGTGCCAGAGTCGCCGACGAAACCCTTCACAAGCTCTACCATCTCTTCGAGGGTATCAGCCATAGGGATTATCGTTACCGATAATTACTTTTGGTAACCCTGCTTTGGAGTGCCAGCAGTCGTGTAGACGCTTGGCTTCTTTTTTCCAAGGTTAGGCATATTGCCCATACCTTCACGGATCATGCCGCGAGTTGGTGAGCCGCCAGAGACGAGCTTGGGATCGGTTCCTTTTAGTGGTGTCATATGTTTATTTTCTTTATGGCTATGTTGGTTACGAAGTATGAACTGCCATCCATTCAATACTTGTGATATTAGAAATATTATTTTCGACGCGAATTGAAAATCCTGTAGTTGTTTTGCTTGCGTCATTTAATGCAAATAACGGAGTTGCAGAAGCACCAATTGTGCCAGCGCAAACTGGAGTAACTGATACTGCATAATTCACATTTGGAAGCGCAGCAAAAGAAACAGTTTGAATAGAGTCAAGAGTAGGAACTCCTGTTACCACACCCCTTCTTACATTTACAACTGGAATTGCATTTACCTGTGTAGTAAGGTTGGTAATGTTTGTTGTGTTCGCTGAAATCTGCGTCTGCTGGTCAGCAAGGTCTTCGTTGATTTGAGCAATCTGCGATGGAGTTACATCTCCAAGGCCGGGAACATTGATCGTTCCATTAGCCAGAACTTCATCAATGAATATCTGGAACACATTCTGCCAGTTACCAGTTGGACAGAAGTCATCTGGAACATTTGGGAATGTAAGTGCTGGGCTTGAATCCTGATTGTCCATAGCTAATTTACGATATTGTATTCCCAATATTTTTCTTGGCAACACAAAAATGGTTCACATTCCTCATTTTCTTCTGGGCAATCGCCTACTGGAGAATCGTCGTTGTTCTTGATGTTTGCCATCAATCGAACTCGGTCAACAGTAGCTGCGCCAGTTAAGACTACTTTGATTTGAAACTCGCTTCCTTCTACTGATGGGATGCCTGCCAAGTCATTGCACTCGCTTGGGTCGGGCGTGTTAAACTTGTAGCGTTTATAGCGATTACCATTTTTCTGTGGAACGCATTCAGTTACTTTAGGTGAGCATGGGTTGCATCCGAAAGTCGTAGGCACTTTGAGTTCTGACCAGCATGGATTTGAGTCAGCGCGAAAATCGACATAGCTATCTACTGTTCCTTTAATCTCACTCATCCACATTTCTCCACCAGTAATCTTTTTGCGGAGGAACTTGTTCGTTGCCCCGCTTCGGTTGAAGTCATACCTACCAGTGGTGAAGAAGGATTCTATCTGCCTTGTTCCATTCGGGCCGTAATCGTCGCCTTGTGAAGTTGTAAATTCGTAAAGTCGGTTCTTGTTGTCCTTATCAAACGAGAATCCAAATCCACGCTTCTCACCTTGGATTAGTGCTGTGAGTAGCTGAGTTGGTCTAAAGCCCGTCCAGATGCCATTCCAGCGAAAAGAAAGCTGTGCGTCCGGCGCGGGTGAAGATGATTGGTCAAGGTCAAGAACTACCATTCCCCTGTGATAACGATTCAATCCTTCGACTCCTGCTGCTCGATAGGTCTGTGGAGCTACTGTGCTAATAAGGTAGTTATCAAAGAACATTGTAGAAGCGAATTGCTTCAACCAAGGTGTGTCGTTCGTAACCCATTTGTTTACTTCCCTCGATAGTTTACGCAGTGAGAAGTATCGCGCAAATTCAGATTGGCTATTGGAGTAGAATGCCCAACCATCGTGTGACCTAAACCAAAGCTCCGAGTTAGCCAGACCGACATACGGACTTGTGCATCCGCGCCCAAGCAATGAGATGCGTTGGATGTTCGATGTGTTCCATTGGCTTCTTGGTATAGAGACATCCATTGAGAATGCTCCGTTACCAGTAAGAACTACAAGCTCACCTTGACCGCGCAGGTTGGTTCCGATCTGTGGCATTACTCTCATGCCAGTGATATTCCCCATCATTGCTGGAGTAGAGAACGCGCCACCTTCTGCCCAATATCCAATCTCTGTGAAGTTCTCTGTATTCTTGGTGTCAGTAAACCCACCACCATAGATAATATCTGATGCGTAGATTTGATTGAACCTATCAGAGACAAAGACTCGCCCGAAAGCATATTCCATCACAGTTCCAATTGGCATCTTGGCGAGGTATGGATTCAAGCGATAGGCAGGAAGTTTTACTGTCCCTGTTCCTGTTCCCCTTTGAGTATCTGTAATAACTGCCGTGAACTTTACTCCGATTGTATTGGATGGCGCACCTATCAAAGTAAAGTTGGTAGTGCCAACTGAAACAATCTCGCAGTAGTCTCCGTTCTGGATTTCGCTTGCTGTCAGCGTTCCTAATACTCCATCCCATGCTATCGCATTCTGGTAGCCGTTTTGGATGTATGCCCGATCTTCAGCTTGCACGAAGAATGTGTGCATCATGCCCGGATCGTTACCTTCGATGACCTTGTATGCGTAGGCTTGGTTGTTTACGATCTTCAAAAAGTAGATAACTCCAGATACAGATAGCAGTAGTCCATCGCTTGTTCTGTAGTTAGTCGCCCGATATGGATACGCGCCTTGGAAGCTACCACCAAGAATATCGTTAACGATAGTCTCTGGTTGGTCTGCTCCTGCAATAATCGGGATATTCCGAATGCTTGGTCTGGTTCGGTTGATGCCGCCTCGGAATGTCCTATTAACCGACTCTGCTACTACAGACTCTGGCAAATACGATGGATGAGTATCTGCGTCTTGCGCGATGATACTTGTGAATCCATCAAAGACTGATCCTTCTGCTGGCATTATGCGTTGACACTCTTGATTACGATAAAGCGCAATGTCAATGCTTCAGACAAACTTCCTGTTGTGATATTGCGGATTACGATATTGGCATTACCTGCCGCTGGAGCTACTGCGAAGTTGTATGAACCAAGCGTTCCTCCAGATACATGACTCACAAGCACGATGTCAGTAGCGTCGATAACCGAATTGCTCAAGTTAAAGGTAACGGCAGTATCACCCGCAAGTGCCGCATTATCGGTAACGATAATTCCAGTAGGACGATTGAGAGTAACAGAGTTTGTCTTTGCTCCTGCACCTTGGGTAATCGTTCCGCCTGCGCCAGTATTGTATCCAATCTTGGATGAGTTACCATTCGCAAGGATAGTGCTACTGGAAGTAATCGCGGCAGTTGATGTTGCTCCACTTACAACCAACGATCCAGTAGATGTCGCTCCAGAAACAATCAGAGACGATGCCGTAATAGCAAGCGTCGGAGAAAGTGAACCTACAGTCAATGCTCCAGTAGTAGTCAATGGTTGGCTACCAAGATCAACTGGGCCAGCTTGAAGAACGCTATTGAGTGTAGCAAATTCAACAAGTCCGGTTGAATCTTTCCTCAAGACAGTTCCGCTTGCTCCGTTTGTCCAAGTCAGATTACCAGCACCATCAGTCTTCAAGACTTGCTGGGCAACTGGAGTCTGAATCGTCTTTTGACAAGCAGCAGAGTCTTCTACTACCAATCGTTTGCCATTGGCAGTTGTTTCAAGTGGTTCACACAACAACGGGTATTCCGCGTCGCATGGTGGGCAAGGTGTGCAGTAGCTCATAGTAATTAGCAATCTACTGCGTCTGCAAATTCTGGCAAGGTTTTAAGGTGGAGATACGCTTGCTTGATCGGGTTATCTCCGTTGATGTTGTAATTAAAAATATGATTTTTAATAGTGTAAGGCAATCCAATTGATTCTTTTTTAATTTCAACAATAGAATTGATTTGCTCTTTTGTGCATTCAACTTTTGAAATTTTGATATAAGCGTTTGGAATTTCTACTTCGATTCCAAAGTTATCCGTCAATTTAATGTTTTTTTGTAGTGCCATAATATTATATTTTATAATGTTTTCCAAAATCCAGCAACTAATGCTACCATTTTGATGTTTGTTGATGTTGATAGATTTACAGATGTTGATGAATCAATAACATCTCCAGATTGTGAATATACTTTGATTGTATTACCAGTTTGATTAAAAATTGTAATTTGCCTTCCGATGTTTTGAGATGCCAAAGGAATTGCTACTCCTGAGTTTAAAACTCCAGATGAAACATAATTAAATGTTTTTTGTATTGGATATGCCGTTCCTAAATTTGTTCCAATAGATGTAATTGCATAATCAACACTTTCAAGAAAAGCAATATCTGTTTTTACTTTTTGTTTGTAAAACCAATAATTATTTGTTTTATCAATCGTGTGTTGGTAACTTGGTGATGTTGGAGTTCCTGTGCTTGTCGCATTTACAACATCAAAAGTTGATCCGATAAGATTATTATTTCCAACAATTGATGTGCTTGAATCAACTTGAATAGCAGGCCCAGTTGTTGTTGATGAATCTGATGTGTTTTCGTAAACAATATTTTCAGTTCCCCATGCTCCAATATATGGATTCCCAACCAATGAACAATTTAATATATTATTATTGCAAATTTCAACATTATATGAATTCCCAGAACCATCATTATTAACATTTATTGGAACTCCATTGGATGCAATTCTTTTTATTGTATTTCCTTTAATTAGTATATTATTTGATCTTGCTACAGTTATGCCATTTGGCGAACCAAATGTTTCAAAATTTTGGTCAAGAATATTGTTTATTATTTTAACATCTTGGCATGATGCTGTAGAGTTTAATGGCGCAACAAATATACAAGCGGCTCCTCCTCCTTCAAAATAATTGTCTTTTATTATTGCATTTTGAGCAGTCAATGAACCTAAATTTTGTGTATCAACAGCATTCCAATTGCATCCATTGTTTGAATTGAATGCAAAATTATTAGAAACAATTACATTATAGCATCCTTCCCAAAAATCATAAGCAGAATTTGAAATGTTATATGCTTTATTGTTTTCAACTACTACATTGTAACAATTCATATTGCCACAACCATCAGCAATATCTTGAAAATAACAATTTCGTATGGTTAATCCATTTACATTTCTTGAATCAACTCCATGTCCATTCCATGAAACTCCATTATACCATACAAAATCTTTATTTCCAGCTATAATTCTTACTCCATCATATTCAATATTGTAATCAAATATTCCTGTAGATGTAAAGTTTTGGTTAATAAAAATTGCATAACCAAATACATATGTTGGCATTACTATTTGCGTAAATGAACTTAATGCTACTGGGTTAATATAAGCATTAAAATCAAATAATGTTTTAGTATTTGATTTTACAATAATTGAGGAAGATGTTTTATATTCTCCTTTAGGCCAAAAAATAAGTGATGCTTTTGTTCCAGAAGAATTATATGCAGCTTGAATCGCAGCAGTATCATCAACTATCCCATCACCAACCGCTCCAAAGTCTTTCACATTGACCACATCAGCAAACCTATTAGCCAATGTCCTTGCCGTAGTCGATCCAGTAGATAAAAATGGTGTGTTTTCGTTAAAATTAGTTGCAACATCCCAAGCAGTTCCATCCCAAACATACATTGTGTCATTTGTGGAATTAAAATACAAAG